GGAGAAGCATTAGGAGGAAGTGCACCGACAGCTTCACAAGCTTTTGGAGCACCTGCACCTCAGCAGACTGCAGCGCAAGAAACGCAGCAATATCAGCAGACACAACCTACAATAAATCCGATTACCGGATTACCAATGTAGGATATTTAGGGGCGTATGCCCCTTTTCGTAACAGGAGGGACGCAGATGTTAAGGCATTTGAGTATAGACATTGAAACAAAGAGCAGCGTGGATATTGGAAAAGCCGGATTGTACAGATATGCACAGTCAGAAGATTTTGAAGTGTTATTGTTTGCTTATCAGATGGATGATGGAGAAGTTGAGCTTGTGGATTTGGCACAGGGAGAGCAGATCCCGGAAAATGTACAGCTGATGCTGAAAGATGTGGCTGTTGTAAAACATGCATACAATGCAGCGTTTGAATGGTATTGCCTGAATCGTGCCGGTTACGAGACACCATTAGAACAGTGGAGATGTACTATGATACATGGACTGTATTGTGGTTACACAGCCGGACTGGATGCGACCGGAAAGGCAATCGGACTTCCGCAGGACAAGCAGAAACTGACAACCGGAAAAGCATTGATCCGGTACTTCTGCGTTCCATGTAAACCGACAAAGAGCAATGGAAATCGGACATGGAATCTCCCGAGACATGCACCGGAGAAATGGGAATTGTTCAAGGAATACTGCAAACAGGACGTGGTAACAGAGCGTGCAATATTAAAACGCCTGAATTATTTTCCGGTTCCGGAAGAAGAACAGGAGTTATGGCAGCAGGATATCCGGATGAACGCCTTTGGTGTGCGCGTGGATTCGAAACTGATTGAAGGAGCCCTGACGATAGACGGAGTGAGCAGTGCGGAGCTGACAGAAGAGGCGATCAATATTACAGGACTGCAGAATCCAAACAGTACAGCACAGTTGAAAGTATGGGTGGAAAAAGAACTATCAGACAGCCTAGAGGCAGATGTGGAACTTCCGGGACTACGAAAAGAAGACGTATCCATGCTTTTGGAAAGAAACGACCTTTCAAAGGAAATAAGGCGTGTTCTCGAAATAAGGCAGCAGCTTGGGAAAACATCCATTAAGAAATATGTGGCGATGGAAACAGCCAAGGGTACAGATGATCGTGTGCGTGGTCTGACACAATATTATGGGGCGAATCGCACTGGAAGATGGGCAGGACGTCTTGTGCAGTTACAGAATCTTCCAAGAAATTATTTAAAGACGTTAGACTATGCAAGAGAACTCGTTAAGACAAAGAATTATGATGGAATAAGGTTCTTGTATGGAAATGTTCCGGACACGCTTTCTCAGCTGATCAGAACAGCCTTTATCCCATCGGAGGGACATAAGTTTGTAGTTGCTGATTTTTCTGCCATTGAGGCGCGTGTAATCGCATGGCTTGCGGGAGAACAGTGGGTAAACGAAGTATTTGCCACCCACGGAAAGATTTATGAAGCAACGGCATCTCAGATGTTCCATGTGCCGATTGAAAAGATTGTAAAAGGAAACCCGGAGTACAGTCTTAGGCAGAAAGGAAAGGTTGCGACACTTGCGCTTGGATACCAGGGAGGAACAGCTGCGCTGATCGCGATGGGAGCATTGAACATGGGACTGGCAGAAGAGGAACTTCCGGATATTGTACAGAGATGGAGAAATGCGAATCCGAGAATCCGAGATTTGTGGTATGCGGTGGAACAGGCAGCGCTTACAACGATGCAGACGGCTCAGCCACAGGGCATCAACGGTTTGATTTTCCGGTATGAGGGAGAGCTGATGTATGGACAGAGCTTCCTGACAGTACAATTGCCAAGTGGGCGAAAACTTTTTTATCCGAAACCGTTCTTAAAGGAAAATCAGTTCGGAAAGATGGCAATCCATTATTATACAGTCGGACAGCAGACAAAAAAATGGGAAGTGGCATCTACTTATGGAGGAAAAATGACGGAAAATATCGTGCAGGCAATCGCAAGGGACTGTTTAGCTGAAACCCTCAGAAGGATTGAGCAATTAGGCTTGCAGGTCGTATTCCACGTACATGACGAGGTTATCATTGATGCGCCGATGGAAGTAACGGCGGAACAAATCTGTGACTTGATGGCGGAACCAATCAGCTGGGCACCGGGGTTGCTCTTAAAGGGAGCCGGATTTGAAAGCAGTTATTATATGAAAGACTAGGAGGAAACAGATGGATTACAATAGAAAATTATGGATCAGCACGGCCGGAACCAGAAAGGCAACGTACTGGCCGAAGAATGAAATCATGTGGTCTGATTTTGTGGACCGTCTGAAAAATCCGGTAAGAAGTTCTGAAACAATGGAGGAATATCTGGCGCTGGGGAAAAGCCAGCAGGCGGAATTAAAGGATGTAGGAGGGTTTGTCGGCGGTACCTTTATCAATGACAGGAGAAAGAGTTCTTATGTACAGGGAAGAGATATCTTAACACTTGACATGGATAATATTCCAGCAGGACAGACGGATGAAATATTGAAAAGGGTATCAGGGCTTGGATGTGCAGCTGCAGTCTACAGTACAAGAAAACATACAGGATATGCACCAAGACTGAGGGTGCTGATTCCGTTAGACAGGACAGCAACCTCCGATGAATATGAGCCGGCAGCAAGAAAAGCAGCTGCACTGATTGGGATCGAGTTCTGTGACCCAACGACATTTGACGCAAGCCGGTTAATGTACTGGCCAAGCTGCTGTAGTGATGGGGAATATATCTGTAAAAGTTATGATCATCCGTTCTGCAGTCTGGACGGATTGCTCGGGATGTATCAGGACTGGAAGTGCGTGAGCGAGTGGCCGCGGGTACCGGGAAGTGATGCGATCGAGCGCAGAAGACTTGCAAGGCAGGAGAACCCGCTAGAGAAAAAAGGAATCATTGGGGCGTTCTGCCGCACTTATACGGTCACGCAGGCAATGGAGAAATTTATCCCTGGCATGTATGAGGCAACGGATATTCCGGGGAGATATACATACACTGGTGGATCCACAACAGGCGGGGCGATCCTGTACGATGACGATCTATTCTTATATTCCCACCATGCAACGGATCCATGCTCCGGACAGCTTGTGAATGCGTTTGACTTGATCAGGCTGCATATGTTTTCTGACAGGGATAAGGAATCAAAAGAGGCAACTCCGGTGAATAAGCTTCCATCTTTCCAAGCAATGTCAAAGCTTGCAAGGGAAGACAAGACAGTGTCAGGACTTGTGGTAAAAGAGAAGTTTGAACAGGCAAAAGAAGTCTCCGGCATGAATCCGGCTGAGGATGAAAATGTGGACTGGGCCTTAAGACTTACAAGAGACGGAAATAATAGGATTGAAAAAACAATCAATAACGTGACCATGATCCTGGAGAATGACCCTTTTTTGAAAGGAAAGATTGTGACAGATGAGTTTGCAAGCTGCGGCATGGTGCGCGGGAGCCTTCCGTGGAATCAGAGAGAAGGAAAGCGGAGATGGGAAGATGTGGACTATGCCGGATATTATCGCTATATGGAGACATTTTACGGGATTACAGGCAAGGAAAAGCTGGACAATGGTCTTCTGATCGTCAGCAGCCAGAACAAAGTCAATGAGGTGAAGGAATACCTGACAAGTCTCAAATGGGACGGTGTGAAGCGGGTGGATACGCTTCTTTCAGATTATCTTGGGGCTGACAATAACCTCTATACGCGCGCAGTAATACGGAAATCATTGTGTGCTGCAGTGGCAAGGGGAATCTTAGGCGGTGTGAAATATGATTACATGCCGATCTTTGCAGGACCGCAGGGGATTGGAAAGAGTACATTTCTTGCAATTCTTGGAAGAGAGTGGTTTTCTGATTCCCTCACAAGTTTCGAAGGAAAAGAGTCCGCGGAGCTGATACAGGGAACTTGGATCAATGAAGTCGGGGAACTGACGGCGATGACGAAGCAGGAGACCAGTGCGGTCAAACAGTTTCTGAGCAAGACGCATGATATCTATAGGGCGGCTTATGGACGTACAACGAATAAATACCCAAGACGGTGCGTATTCTTCGGTACAAGCAACGACAGCGAGTTTTTAAAGGATTCCACGGGGAACAGAAGGTTCTGGCCGGTGGATGTAGGAGAACATAAAGCAAAGAAATCGGTATGGCAGCATCTCCCTTTGGAAGTGGATCAGATATGGGCAGAAGTCTACGTGTATTGGGCAATGGGGGAAGAATTATTTTTACCGAAAGAGATTGAAAAACTGGCAGAAGAACAGCAGGAAAAACACAGGGAGTCTTTTGCAAAAGAAGGTGTAATAAGGGAATTTTTGGATAGAAAAATCCCAGCAGACTGGAATAGCATGAACCTATTGCAGAGGCGGCAGTACCTCCAGGGAGGGATGCAGACAGCAGAAAAACAGGTTCTGGTAGACCGGGAAAAGGTATGTGCTGCAGAGATTTGGCAGGAATGTTTTGGAAGTGATATCAAGTACATGGGAAAAAGAGACAGTATGGAGATCAATAATATTTTATCTGGAATATCAGGATGGAAAAGGAACCGGTCTTCGCAGAGATATGGCTTTTACGGAACTCAAAGAGGGTTTGAAAGGGTGTCAACAATGCAGAATGACACCTGTATACAAAGTCTGAAATTGTCAACAGAGGGATAAAAAATGCAAAAAATTAGAAAAATCATGAGTTTGTTCACATGTTAACAGGATTGTTGCAAAGATGTTGACACGAAAAACCGCAGAAATACAACATTTATAAATATATGTAAACAATGTCAACAAACTTTTTATAAAAAATAAAAATATAAAAATAAAGAGTACACGTACGCTATATGTATTACCTAACGCGCCTAATAGAGAGTACACATACGCGTGCGAGGTTGTAGATGTTGCAGGAGGTGTGAAAATGTTAGAGAAAGAGATTGAGAAAATACTGGTGGCAGAAGTGAAGAAGTTGGGAGGTAAGGCATATAAGTTTGTCAGTCCCGGGAACAGCGGGGTGCCGGACCGGATTGTAATATTCCCGAAAAAACCCCCGGTGTTTGTGGAATTGAAAACGGACACAGGCGTGCTTACGAACCTGCAGACTGTACAGGTGAAAAGGCTGAGAGAACTTGGCCAAACGGTGGAAGTAGTAAAGGGGATAGTCGGATTGATCAAATTTTTCGGGAAATACGGATATCCGCAAGTGAGCATTCTACTTTCCGGAAAATACAAAGGGGTGAAAACAGATGGAGTTTAAACCACACGGCTATCAGAAACACTGTATTGAAAAGATCATCGAGATAAAAAAAATCGGGTTATTTCTCGATATGGGACTGGGAAAAACGATCACAACATTAACGGCCGTGAAGGAATTGAAATATAACCGGTTTGAAGTACGGAAAGTGCTTGTGATCGCACCGAAGAAAGTGGCCGAAGGAACATGGTCCAAGGAAAAAGATAAATGGGAGCACACGCAGATGCTGAGGGTATCTCAGGTACTTGGAAGTCAGACAAAACGCATCCGTGCACTGAACACACCGGCAGACATCTACATCACCAACAGGGAGAATGTAGTGTGGTTAGTGGATTATTACCGGAACAGCTGGCCGTTTGACATGGTGGTGATCGATGAATCCAGCAGCTTTAAGAGCCATAAAACAAAACGGTTTAAAGCACTTGCAGGTGTGGGAACAAGGATCAACCGTCTTGTAGAGCTTACGGGAACCCCATCCCCGAACGGACTTGACGACCTGTGGGCACAGATCTATCTGTTAGACGGAGGTGAACGACTCGGAAAAAGATATACGCAGTTCAGGGAACGGTATTTTGATCCGGGAGAACGCGGGAACAATGTGGTATATAACTACAAGGCAAAGCAGGGGAGCGAGGAAAGCATTCTGAAAATCATTTCCGACATCTGCATCAGCATGAAGGCAGAGGATTATCTGCAGCTTCCGGATGTGACATACCATCCAGTAACCGTTACCCTGGATACAAAAGCAAGAAAGGCATATCAGGAACTGGAGAGAAAAATGGTGCTGGCACTTCCGGAGGATGAAGAAGAAATCAGTGTGACAAGTGCAGCGGCGTTGAGCAATAAACTTCTGCAGCTTGGGAACGGTGCGATTTATGACGAGGATCGAAACGTGCATGAAATTCATAACTGCAAGATTGAGGCATTCATGGAACTGGTGGAATCTCTTCAGGGAAAACCGGCATTAGTGTTTTATAATTTCCAGCATGATAAGGAACGGGTCTTAAAGGCACTCGCAAAGACAGGGTTACGCGTAAGAGAGTTAAAGACCACACAGGATGAGGATGACTGGAATAATCGTGAAATTGATATTCTTCTGACGCACCCGGCAAGCAGTGCCTATGGGTTGAACCTGCAGCACGGAGGAAACCATGTAATCTGGTTCGGTCTCACTTGGAATTACGAACTGTATACCCAGGCAAATAAAAGGCTGCACAGGCAGGGGCAAACGGAGAAGGTAATCATTCATCAGTTGGTGTGTGATGGCACAAGAGACGAAGATGTAGTACAGGCGTTGGAACGAAAAGATGATGTGCAGAATTACGTGATGCAGAGTTTGAAAGCAAGGATAAAACGGATTAAGGAGGAATCAGGAAAATGAACAAATACGAAACAAAGATGGACAAGATAACAACGGAATTTGCAGAGCATATCTGTGACAATCTGTGCCGATATCCGCACATGGCAGATGGAAAGTCTTTAGAAATTATATGTTCAGAATGTAAAATTGGGAAGTTTATCTGCGATATCTTGAATGAATACAAGCGGATTAATGATTTTGATAAGACGCAGACTGCAAAGCTGCTAAAGCAGGTGCAGGAGCTGAAAGAACGTGATACGGCGAAGAAACCGATTAAGACTAAGGGATTGAAAAATTTTCATGGAAATATTTATAAAGTAGTTGGCGAATGTTCTAACTGTGGCTGTGGTGTAAATAGCTTTATGATGTTTTGCGACTACTGCGGACAGCGGTTAAAGTGGGAGGCTTAGAGATGCGAGAAATACTTTTTAAAGCAAAGAGGTTGGATAACGGCGAATGGGTAAAGGGTAGTCTGATATCGACAGAAGATAACTCAGGTTTTATTCTTCAAAGCAAAACGAAAGCGTTTATTCCAAAAGGGGCTAATACGTTTTGTTCGACAGAGTGTTATGAAATCGACCCAACCACTCTCTGCCAGTACACCGGACTGACCGACAAGAACGGTAAACGGATTTGGGAGAATGATATTATTGAAGACGATGTAAATTGTTACAGAGTATATTGGAGTAAAAAATACAGCAATTTTTCTTGTGAATATGTCAAAACAGATGAGCCAATATTTAAAGGAAGAAAATGGGATTTATGGTCGATCATACAAGAAGAGGAAATATATGTTAAAGGAAACATTTTTGATAACCAAGAGCTGTTGGAGGTAGAGTGATGAAATACAGAAAGAAACCAGTAGTTATTGAAGCGATTCAATGGAAAGAGAATACAACGGAGATAATACAATTTTGTGGAAATAAATGTTCTTACAATGCAAATGATACTGCTTGGGAAGTTGGAAAAGGGATACCAAATGAAGAACTTATCATACATACCCTTGAAGGAGATATGATAGCGAGCAGAAATGATTACATTATAAAGGGTATAAAGGGAGAGGTTTGTCCATGCAAACCAGATATATTTGAGAAAACATATGAAGAGGTGGGGGGAATGAATGTATTAGAGAAGATTTTGGAAGAGATAGAAGAACGTGTGAACATTGTTGAAAACATTCCAGTAAATGAAGATGATGATTTTCTGGATGGTGAGGAGTGTTATGAAGACGGAAGAGTACAAGGTCGGTATGAAGAGCTGGTATGGTGCAGAGGCATGATCCATTCCCACATGGATGATGCGACAGATACGAATGACGGGTGGATTCTAGTAGAGGACGGATTGCCGGAAGGTGGAGAGAAAGTATTAGTATGGTACGAATATTTCCGGTATGGAGAATACAACAGAATGTTTCAAACGCATGGTATTGGATGGCAATATGATGGGCACTGGAGTGGCGATGTAAGTGGTACAAAAGCAAGATGTATAGCATGGCGTCCACTTCCGGAACCGTACAAGCCTAAGAAACTACAAACAGAGGAGAAGCCGGTACAATGACCGGCTAATTATGAAAAAGAAAATCTATATAAAAAACTAAATGTCTTTGTTTGATTATTACTATACACAGGATTTATGATGATATTGTGTTTGAAAATCATAGATTTTGTGAACGAAGTTTTAAAGATTTGTGAAAGAGGAGTAGGAGGTGTGAGATGAGCATTGTGAATTTTAATATCCCGGATGATGGATGGTTTTCGATGAATTGCAATACTTTGCCGTTAGATAAGCAATTATGCGTAATTATTCATAGATATAGCAATCAATCTCCGGGAATATATCAATACAGAAAAGCGGACTGGTTGCATAAAGAAAGCGATTATTTCTTAGATGTTTCGGAACGATGGAGATTAGAAAGCATTGGGTGCGAAGAAGAATGGGAACCAAGCTTTGCGACGGCTGGAATCATAAAATACTGGAAACCGTTAGGACTTCCGGTCAATGAAAATGAGAGATTGCAGCTAGAAATCGAACGGTGGTTTGAAGATGACGATACTTAGAGGACAGCGGAGCACGGTCTTAAGTGCTCCGACAGAAAGAGGTGATAAATTGAGCTATGGAAGAACACGGAAGCAAGCAAAGCTGGACGAAGAAAAGACATTTGATGACATTATAAAGCAAGGACCGAGTGAAACCGCAAAGTGGCACATGCAGCGGAAAGCATACACAACATGCAGTCATCGCAAGGAGAGGAAACAGTTGGCAGAGTATAGTAGTGTGGCGGATTTTTATGAGGCAAGACTTAAGGGAGGTGGTGCCGGTGGACAAGTTAAAACTGAAAAAGTACATACCGAACAAAGCAAGACTTAAAAGAATTGATGCGAGGATAGAAGAACTTTGTGAGACTGAGCCGGCAGGAGAAGTGATGGGAAAGGTTCGTGGGTCAAGTAAAGATTTTCCCTATACGGAAGTTAGGACATCTGTGATGATACCTGATCCGGATGAGCAGGAGCGAATAAACAAGCAAATCAGGAAAAAAGAAGAGGAACGCTTGCAGGTGTTGGCAGAGATTCAAGAGGTAGAAGAGTTTCTTGACGGGATAGGGGATGTGGAGATTAAAGAGATTTTTGAATTGCTGTACGTGGATGTGAAGAAGCAGAGAGAGGTTGCAGACATCATCGGATATAGCAGAGGAAGAATTTCGCAAATAACAAGTGAATACTTGAAAGATTAACACAATTAACATTTTAGATATGTTATAATTATTCTAGAAAAGTTATAATTAACTTTAGGCTTTTCTTCCCAAAACACACTTATATATCGAAAAGGGCGCCTTGCAAATTGTGCAATGTCACTAAGTTAAGATTGCTTTATGACAAAAACATTATTAAAAAGGTTGGAGAAATTGTTTCTTCAGCCTTTTTTGCATTTCAAGGGCAACACAAATAGACAGATTCACATCTGTCTAAAAAACATATGAAATTGATGCAACTTATGCTACTCTATATAAGAAGCCTTGAAAAATCTTAGCTTTTACATTTCGTTCTCGATGACGGTCAGGTCTTATAGGAATGAGATTCTTTGCTATAATGGCTTCTAAATCCGGTGGTGTTGTTTTTTCTCGATAGAACAATCTACATATATGTGTAGCAACTGAAAAATTGGCTTTATATGTATACTTTCTTTGCTTTTTTTCAATGGCTACGTGCGAGGTAATCATTTCAGCAAAGTTATACATTATCATATGTGCGTAGATTTCTTGAAGGATACACATCACCTTTTTTGAGTGAAAATTTAACAAGCCAACTGTATATTTTAAATCTCTAAACGATGTTTCGATTCCCCAACGAGACGCATATAGTTTCTTTATTTCAATCGCTGGATACCTGTCTTCATCTAGATTTGTAACTACAGTTTCATAGATATCTTCTGATATAGGGAATCTAACTATTCGAAAATTCAATTCATAAAATCTTGTAGGTTCCGCTTTCTTGTTTTTGAGTGGTAAAAAATCAAAAGGCTGTGTAGAAGATACCATTCGATAATGGTTTTTGTCTTTAAGTAGTTCTTTCACCGCATTTGTCTTCTTTCTTGTTAACTTCAAAGAAATATTGACGTCAAAACAGTCTGATTCAGGTAAATCCAACCCTTGTTTTATTCCATTATTACCATCTCTAACACGAATCAAGAAAAACCATCCTTTTTCTTGGATATGAGCCATGCTGTTGAAAGATTCATAACCTCGGTCAGCTATAATAAGAGCTTTGGTGATTTCTGAGCAATCTACCAATTCCTGAAATGCTTTATGTTCATTACGTTCTCTGGCCTTTTGGATGATTACATCTGAGTATATATGCTTGTTCAAATCATACAGAGCATTTATATGCAGAAGGTTGTAGCCTTTGTGACCATTGGTTCCTGCTATGTAGGATTCTGTATCAGTGGGATTCGTAGGTATTTGGATATCGGAACCGTCAATGGCAAACACTGGTATATCATTATCAAATGAATTCATCAGTTTCTTCGAAAAATTTTTGAATATAGATTCAAAGGCTATAGGTCTAATCTTATCTCTCTGTTGTATAAATGCTGATGCGCTAGGTGTTTCTGCCGATGCATCAAACAAATCTAATAATTCATTGGTAAGACTTTTACTTTCCATACCTATAATTCCTTGCAGCATTTTTTCCATTGAAAGTTTACGGTTACGGGTAAAATCAGTATCCGGATTAGTACAATAATTATGTGGTTCACTTGCAACTTTATTAATTTCAGATATTAAAAGTTTTTTGATATATATTGGTTTCATATGCGACCTCCTTGCAATTATATTTCTTAATTACAAGGGCTGCTCTCGCTTCCTCTTAAATAATCATATCGGTAGCGAGAGCAGCCGCATATTTTTGAATGCTTGTCAACTGTTTTATAAAAATCGTAGAAAAAAAGACCTCTATACTATTTTTACTATAGTATAGAAGCCTTTTTATTAATCTTAACTTAGTGCCATTGTGCAAATTGTGAGGTGTCTTTTTTTGTAATATTTGATAAAAAGAACAGATGTTTCTTGTATATTTTCTGTTTATAAGATATAATATATTTGAAATGTTAGAGGAAACAAAAGCTATCATTTCAAAATTTCGTTAGGAACAGTTGCTTGTAAAGGAGTGAAAAAAATGAAAACCACAATAAGCAAGAGCTTTCTGGACGGATTTGCAAGAGCATTGAGCTTAGATAGTACAAAAGAATGGCCAAATATCTATGATGATAAAATGAAAGATTATATGGCATTAAGGGGCGATTGGGATAATGTCGGAAAATCAATCCGAAAAGAAACAAGAAATTTCAAAAGAACCAGTTTCAGACATTGAAATTGAAAACGAAAAGCAAGCGGAGCAAGTAAAACAGGTAGTGGTTGAGGCGATAAGAAGCGAATTCAGTGGGCCAATGCCAC